TTCGTTTTCAAGATCTGCATAAATAGCTTCACGTTGAAATGCTTGTTGTAATCCAAGATCTTGTAAAGCAGCTTCTTGATCACTAATAGCTAATCCAAAAGCATCTTCGTTATAACCAAGTTGTGCTTCATAAATACCAAGATCTTTTTCGTAACGTGCTAAAGCTTGACCGTATGAATAATCTTGTATTTCTACATTGTAATCATACTGTTTTAAAGCAGTTTCAAATTCAAAATCTCGTTGAGCAAAATAATCTTTTTTCCCTGCTTCAAAAACTTCTAATTCGTATTTATAGTTAGCTTTGGCTTGCTTGTTTAATTTTTTTTGCTGTTTATTCTCTTCTTTTACTCTTCTTCTATTTTCCGCACCAGCTCCAATACCAAAAAGTTTCATTTCAAGACCAGATGTTTCTAACTGTTCTTTAAGAAAATTCTCCTTAGGATTAAATTCAATGTCAAACATTAAGCTCTCCTATAATATCGAGGTGAATAGTTACCTTCCCACATCATCTCTACAAGAGATACAGGATATGGATAATCACTTGTCATTTTTAATTCAAAATTAGTGTTACGTTGATGGATAGGTACATCAAACCTATACTCAGGTTTTACAGGACTTGTGCTAAATTGATAATCATCACTTACTATGACCTCTTTAATTAAAGTCCATTCTTTAGAACTACCTAATTTAATTTCAAATACCAGTGGACCTGATCGACCAGTAGATACTTTAATTCTAGCAATAGTTAATATAGCACTAAAGTCAACAGAGTTACCATCTCTCCGTCTAAAATAAAATGTAGGTAATTGTACTTCAAAGTGATAGTTGTAGCCAACAATAATATTATCAGCTGAATCAGTTAAATCTCCTACAACTTCAAAATAGTTATAGTTTGTACCGGCTTCAATTTTAGGTATTGCTTCTATAAAAAAGCCTTCATCTTTATCAGGTTTGCCAATTAAAACTGCACCTTTTTTACCAGAAATAGGTGTATAAGGTGTGTAGATTTTAGTTACTTTATTAACTGAATCATATACAACTGCATCTATATTATTAGCAGGGGCTAATGGCTTAGAAAACAAATCTAAACATGGATTACCTGTAATAAAGGGGAATGTTGTATTTACTGTAACATCTCCTGTAGGTAACTCATTAACTGTAATTGAATTCAACAAATACTCATCTTCTTGTTGTGTTATAACTACAATGTCATCGTTTAAAACGTAAGCATCTTGAATAGTACCTGTTAATTCCCATTTAGTCCAAGCTTGAAATAGATCTTTTTCACCATCATTATAATAATTATAAATATAGAGATAAGATGATTGTCTATCTACAAGTAAAATAAAAGAGTTTTGTGGACTAGAGACTAATCTATCTACAGTTTCAGGAATCCATTCAAGTACAACTTTACTGATGTCTACAACAATTGGCGGTTGTTCTACATCTCGTAACTGCATACTAAATACTTTAGCATAATCAGGTACTTTATTAACAAAACCTACAGTAGTACCAATATCTACAGGAGATATATTGCTATCCATTTCATAGCTGGATACTGTACGAATAATAGAAGACGTAGGTGTTAATGTATTTGCATCAGTAGCAGATAACATAAATTGCTGACGATCAGCAAATAACAAAAGACCTTGAGCAGTAGGTAAGACATCAAATAACGTAACAGGTCTTGTACTAGATACATTTAAATCAATAGGATCTGAAGCAATTTGTGTTAAAGCTGATTTAACAAAGAAGTTAAAAGATTCATTAGCTACACTTAAGATTACATTATCTTCTGATAACAAACCAAATCTGTTGTTATAGAAAAATGAAGATTTAATTTTTCTTCCAATAAAAGAAGGTTCTGGACTTGTAGTGTCATCACCAGCTAGCCTACTTACAAAAGGTATTGGTTCAAATGTAAATTGATCTACATTATTAACTGTACCAGTATAGATAAATCTATGTGGCATTGTTGATGCATCTAGTCCAGGTGAAGCATCTCTAGCAATTGTTTCTAGCCAATAACCTTTACCACTTATACCATCATAAGCTACATATTTAACATAGTAATCATCACTATCACTATTAGTATTTAAGATACGTACGTTATGACCATCAAAAGATTCAGCTGGTAATTCAGTTACATTATTTACTTGATCTAAAAATGCTTCAATTGAATCATTATTAAAACCACCTACTGCTGTTAAAGTAAAAGGTAAAGGTGTGCCAGTTATTGTACTTGGTGTATTATTTAGAACAACTGCATTAGCACCACTAAATCTTCTAATAACTAAACTGTTAACATAAGACTCAATATACCAAACACCATCAAAATTAGCATTACTTGCGCTTTGTTGTGTTTCAATTATACTTTTTACTTCACCAGATAGTGAATTATTAGCATTAACTCCAGTTAAAAAATCTTGAAAAGTTGTACTTGATGTTGCACTAGCTGTATCAGATATACCTTGAATAGTTATAGTATAATCGTACCCATCAACAAGTGTAATTAATTTTAAAGTACCAACTGAATTAGCAATAAAAGTACCAGCTGGTAGCATTGCTGTAACTTTAGTTTGGTTGGTAATAATTGTAGTATCTTGAATACTACGGAAATGAAAGTGATCTGAAGTACTAGCACCTGTTAAATACGAAGCACCATTGTTTGTAATAGTACATGGGGCACCTGTGGCTGCATTCCATGCATAAATATTAGTCCCTTTAATGGCTGCTACATAAGAAGTGCTTTCACTACGGTCCAGAAAAAACCATACAGCATCTTCTAAATCAGCTTTACTGTAAGGATTTCCGCTTGTATCTTTTAGGTGATTAATAAAATTCATACCAGGTCTTTTTAGTAGACCATAAGTAGGATCAGGATACCCATTAATACACTCAGATACCTGACCAGCTAGTTTTTTGTCGTCGTTTTGTTTAGAGACACCACCTAAAAAATTAGGTGATAGTTGTGTTACTACTGGCATTAGCGATACAGTGCGTTAAATGGTTTATAACTACGGTAATAATTACCGCCTTGTGGTTGACCAAAGAATGTATGATCACCTTGATTACATTCGTATTCTAGAGCCATAGCTCTTGTATACGCTTCTTTTTGTGACAGCATTTGGAATTGTTGTCCATCGCCAATCACTCTACTAGAGAATATAGAAGATGCTCTGGCTACAATATAAGCTTGAATAGGTTGTGGTAGATATTCATAATTCCATTCCCATAGCACATCAATGTAAAGCGTTCCATCTCCCCATTCATCTGTATGGTGAATAGTATCATAGAGATAACCTCCACGATTAACACTATTTTTTCCTAGGTTAGCCGCATAATCTTGGCTAAGATCATATTGAATAGCATTATTAGGAATAGCTACTTTTTTTGTAATTGCATCTGGTGTTACTTCTAGATTTAATTCTTTATTAAATGTCCATCCTTCAGACTGAACTTCACGTGATACTTCTTTTAAAGTATTAAAAGCAATCGCAACGTCCGGGTTAGTTTGAGTTTCTACTTTATAAGAAACAACTGATTTTAATATTGATATATTACCTGTTGATGAATGTGAAATATTAACAGTGTAGTTATATGTTTCTGGTATTGTACCTACAGCTACACCTGTTGTAGAAACAGCTGTGTTAGGAATAACACCAGTACCACTTAAATAAGTACCTACAGGTATGTCTGCTTCTGTAGTAGTTAATGTAGTACCAGAAATACTACCAATAAAAGCAGTAAGTGGTTCAAGTACAAAAGTTGTTTCAGTTGTTAGAGTATTCACGGGAGCCTGACCAACTGACGCCAGGATCTGATTAACAGCTTGTAGCTCAGTATTGGAGCCAGTAGTAGGAAAAGGCATAATTTGATAATGAGTATTATTCTCAATAAAGAATTAAAAAAAAGGAGTCCCCGAAGAGACTCCCAATATAAGATAAACAAACGTATCAGGTAACGTTTGCAGGATAAGAAGTACCAAATGCAGCAGGAGCAGTGCTAGTAGCATAAAGCTCAACAGCAGCAGCAGGGTTCAGGAAATCAGCGCCCATAGCAAGACGACCCAAGATAACATCACCCTGATAAATCACGGAGACATCACCACTGGTTACTTGAACCTGAGGAGCGATAGCTTCGACACAACCAGCAGCTTCACGCTGGAAGATCAAACCACAAGAGGTTTCAAAGGCATTAGCAGCACCGTAGTTATTACGGGGACCAGCAGCAGAGCTGACAGTACCAGCTTCGATGTCTTCACTAATGAAGTCACCAACGTTACCAGGGCTAGTAATAGCACCACCATAATTAACACCATACCTACCGAAGAAAGGAATATTCATCGACTTGTAGATCTTAATACCAGCGATCTCTACAACACCTTTACCACTTTGCAGTGAAGCACCTTGTACATCACGATTAATCAAACCACTATCACCAGTAGCTTGAATCAAGACATTATACTGACGTGGGTTCAAGACACCAACACGTCCATCTTGTGATACACCCTTTTCATCAAGAGCAGCAGCTGCATCAAAGAATGCATTTACAAGTTTAGCTTGATCATAAGCATCAGATTCAGCACCTGCACCAGTGCCAACTTGAATTTGAGTACCACCTGGCTCAGCATAACCAGTTTTAGAAACTGGAGATGCAAGACGAGCACCTTTAGCAATTTGACGGAAGATCAAACGGTCATACTTTTCAGCAAGGGCATAACCAATCTTACGTGAAATCTCAGAACGCATATCATACTGAGCAAGAGTCTCATCAAGATTATAAACGAAGGCTGAACTAATCAGCAAATCATCAACCGTGATGGTCTTTTCTGCTACAGGAGGAGCGTTGTTGGAGTCACCAAGAATGCTGTTACCAGGAGTATGGTATTCAGATTTGGTACGACCTGTGTAGATAAACTGCATTGACTTACCACCAGTCAATGTACGCTTCATGACCAAATCACGAGCGATTGTATTGTTTTGGAATCCTTTGAACATTTCTCCACTGAACAGTTTCAGATAGAGAGCGCGGCGTTCGCTAGTATCAGCGATAGCACCATTAAGTGCACCCGGCGCAGTAAGCTGAGCAGGGTTTACACTAGATTGAAAAGCCATTGTAAATAATAAATAATAGAGATATACTTGTCACCAAACGTTTGATGTTTAATTTGTATTGTGGTCTATCCCACCGTCTAGACGGCAAAGGGTATCCTCGTAAGGGCCAATGCCAATAGTGAAGAGGGGAATTGCACCCCTCTGTTAGATCTATCTCACTTGGTGTACTTTACACCGCGATAGCAATAAGTTTTGCCTTGCATAGTAACCTCTTTAGAAGCCTCCACAAGCCCCGTTCCATGCTTATGGTGTCATGCGTCCCGAAGGATGAACGGACG